ACATAAAAAATATATTTCAGTATAAGGAAAACAAAATATGTCATTCGCAAATCTAAAACGTAATCGTAACGCAATCGATCAACTTGTAAAAGCAGCAGAAGCTACTAATACAACTCAGTCAACTAATAAGTACACTGACGATCGTATTTGGAAACCAACTGTAGATAAATCTAATAATGGTTATGCAGTTATCCGTTTTCTCCCAGCATCTGAAGGATCAGAACTCCCATGGAACCGTTATTGGGATCATGGTTTTAAAGGCCCAACAGGGCGTTGGTATATCGAGCGTTCTCTTACTTCTATTGGACAAAATGATCCAGTAGGCGAATTAAATAGTAAACTCTGGAACTCTGGTATTGAATCAGATAAAGAAGTTGCTCGTAAACAAAAGCGGCGCTTACATCATGTTTCAAATGTTCTAGTTGTTTCAGATCCTGGCAATCCAGCTAATGAAGGTAAGGTATTCTTATTCCAGTATGGAAAGAAAATCTTTGATAAATTAATGGATGCTATGCAACCAGATTTTCAAGATGAAGAACCTATTAATCCATTTGATTTTTGGAGTGGTGCAAACTTTAAATTGAAAATTCGTGATGTAGAAGGTTATCGCAATTACGATAAATCAGAGTTTGCTGCTCAGACTGAATTATCTTCAGACGATACTTATCTTGAAGAAATTTATAATCAACTTCACGATCTGCGTGAATACACTGATCCGAAGAATTATAAAACATATGATGAACTACAAGCTAAACTTATGGCTGTTCTTGGAGAGCAAGCTTCTGTTGGAGCACCAACAATGAAGCAAGAAGAATCTCTAGGAGAACCACAACCAGCCCCAACAATGAGAGCAGCAGAACCAGTTCAAATGGAAACAGCAGAGATGTCTTTGGCAACACCTTCAGCAGAAGATGATGACATTATGGCACACTTTGCAAATCTAGTAAATGAAGACTAGATAGGAGCCATTTTATCAAAGCCATCATATGTTGATGGTACAGGCGCTTGGTTAAGCACAGTAGTATTATTATTCTGTGTAGACCGAGCGTCTACTGCATTATTCTGTTGAACTGAAGTATTATTTCTACTATCAATTGTATTTGATAATTGTGTTTGTGCATTATTTAATCTAGCACTGGATTCTTGTTCAGCAGCATTACGACTTTGTATAAGTGCAGCATTCCTTTGATCAATTCTTCTTTGTGCTTCTCTGGCACCAGTTTCAGAAACACCAACTGTAAAACCTTTTAAAAGTCTAAAGTTTCCGCCACCTAAAAATTTAGGTATTGGAATTGTAATATCTGGTAATGAAAAACTTATTTTTGAAAGCTTTATTAGCATTTCGTCTTTAAAGTTTGCAAGTCTAGTAGTAATCTCGTCAAAGTTAAGTTTACTGAATAGACCTTTAATATTAGACCACAGATCATCTACAAGTGCTGTAATAGAGAACCCTCTAAATTTTTCTGCTAATTTGTCAAATCCTAATTTCTCAAGAAAGAATGCTGGTAAACCAAATATTAAAACATCTAGACCTGTCGTAATACCTTTTATAATACCTAAAACACCACCTTCAAGAGCACCCAATAATTTCTTAAATATTCCACCTTCGGCATCTACAAATCCAGTAAATGCACCTTTTATAAAATCAAATAGAGTGATTAGTGGCGCAAGGAAAGTAAATCTTGCAAATACTCGAACTGCTCTTAATAATGCTCCTATAGGTTTAAATACAGATGAAAGTAATGATCCTATTTTTGCAAAGAAAGATCCTACTGATCCTATAGCCTTTCCAATTTTAATAATCTTTTCTGTTACTCCACTAAATAACATTCTAAACATATCGCCTAATGTAGCAAAGAAAGTATTTGATTTTATAATATCGACTGCTACATTAACACCTTTACTAACTAAACGAAATGCTGCTCCTATTGAATCAGCAATTGCAGGAAATATTTTAAATATTTTAGTAAATCTTTCAGATAAAAAGAATGCTTTAAGATACTTATCAAAACCAGTAAGTTCTGCAACAAGCGCTAAACCTACACCAGTTATAATACCTGTGGCAACTTTTAAGAAACCACCTATACCTAGCATGATACCACCACGGCTTTGCTCTTGCATATTTTGATCATTACCTGGTCTTATAGGTGCACCATCTCCATCACTAGCTTGTGGTATTTCATCTAGTTTTTGATTTTTTAAATAATCAAAGTAAGAGTTAAACTGATGATTTAAAAAATCTATACTCTTTAAAACTTCACCTAATATTTTATTATTCTCTTTTTCATAGTTCGTAGAAAATAAACCTGTTAATAGACTGAATGCTTTACTTAAGGGTGCCGTAACTATATCTTTAAATATTTTACCTAATCCTGTAAAGATGCCCATTACTGAGTCTTTTACTGTTGAAATAAGTCTTGCTACTAATCTATATGGTGCAGTTACTGCTCTCATAATAGAATTTGTTATATTACTAATTGCTCTTGTGAGAGGGTTATCTGTAAGTGCACCAATTAACAAACTTAAACCAGGCAATTTAATCCCTGCTTTTTGTATGGAACTTAATGATTGTGATATATCAGATATACCTTTTTCAAGTGTTATCTTAATATCACGATGACGTTTTGTTGCATCATCATTAGTTTCATTCAGTGTTTGTATCACTTTAGTTAATGTAGCCATAGGATCCTATCCTTGATTTTGGTTCTTTATTCTTTCGTTTTCTTTTTCAATATAATCAACTAGCATACCTATATAAATTTCTCTTTCCCATGGTAACATATTTTCAATTTCAGTCAAAGAATATTTGTGTTCTTGCATTAATAAAAAATTTGTTTTATAATAATTTACTAAATTATCATGAGAAAGAGCCACTAAAAAAAATCATCTATACCACTTAACACCATTGTATTTTCAGTTTCACAACCACCACAAACAAATTTTATTTCTTTTTCAACTCTTGGCATATTTTCAACATATTCTTTTACCTTAGTAAATTGTTCAGTATTTAAAGATTCAATAAAATCATTTACTTCAGCATCGGAAACATCTTTAAGCATAATATTTTCTTCTTCAGTTTCAATTGATTCCATACATTTACCAATAAGCATAAAAGTTTTTTCTGTTTCAGTTAAGTTATTATCTTCAAATTTAAGTACATCATTAAAATTTGGATATTTCATAGATAAAGTAATATTTTCTTCAAGTTCAATATCTTTTTCTACTATTCTATCCTGTTTTACTTCAATATCATCTAATCGTACTGCAACTTCATTGGTCTTTTCACATTGTTTACATTTTATACCGAGTTGACTTACTTCACCTACAGATTTTGATCTAATCATAATAAACATATATTCGATATCAAATAATGTGAGTTTACTAGAATCAAATTCATCTTGTACACATGAAGAAATAGTATCAACTACTGCATTTAATGAAGCGGCTTTATCTTGTGATTCAAGAGCCATCATTAATACTTTTTCTTCTTTTACCAAATAAGGTCTAAATTTTACATTTTGTTTAGACGAAGGTATAATTAATTCATACTTTGGTTTATCATTTAACTTTGGCAGCGCCATATTTTCATCCTCATTTCATTTAGTTATTAGGGTTTTTATAAACACCTTTCCAGTTATTATAAGAGAGTTGTATATTTAATTCACTTAAACCACCTTGTTCATTACTAAATTCTATTGCGTTTACAAGTGTCGGAAAAGCATCTATTAAAGTGCACTCATAAACCTCTTCGTTAGCATTATTTAACTGATATATTGTAACTTGTCTAGTATATCCAGATCCAGGTGTTGAACCATATTTGTACTCTAATTCGTATGTATCAAAATCTATAGATAAACCAGACCAATAATCAAAATATCTTTTAGCCTCATATGCATTCGTGAGCATAAATGTAATTGATATATCGTCAATTAAAAATCCATTGGCAACTTTTTCAGCTTTTGGAATACCTATAACTCTTTCATTTACACTTATTGATCTACCAGGAAGGTTAATGTTTCTACACATAAAATTTAGCTGACTTGATGTTATATCCGGCAAATCTGTAAATGTAGGTAATTGAACACGAAATAAATTATTTCTTGCTAATCCTGCTTTAAGTGAAGATTGAAATGCATTAATATCTAACATTAGATCATTTTCCTTGATGCTCTATATACTGCAGAACCGCTTGATTTATTCCAAGATGCAGTTGGAAGAAATGTTGCTATCTCCCATTCCGGTGAATCAACCTTTGCATATCTACTTCTTACATTTGAATTTAAATAGTGCTTTACACACGGTTTAAAATATCTCAGATTAGATGCACTTTTTAATTGTTGATATTTTATATTAAACTTTGTTGATTCATCAAATCTTTTATTATTTGTTGTATCCATAAGACCGTCAAGAAGTTTTGCTCTTAAAACTGGAGGTAGATAGTGTAAATTTAAACCCAGAAAGCCTTTCTCAGCTGGTCCAATTGGTATTACTAAAGGGAATCCATCATAATACGGCAACTTATCTTTATGTTTCGGATCATAGAAAAACATATACATATTACCAATTACTGCTCTATTTTCAAGCGTCAGCTCTTCATCTTTCAATAGCGTGTTTCTATTGATTCTACGCATTGCACCACCACGTAAAGCACCGATTCTTTTTCTAAACCAATCTCTCGATTCTTGTGTCCGAGGGTTAATACCTGCTCTAAACGCTTCGATCTCAAGATTCTGAAATATACTTGCCATTGTAGTATTTATAATGATTTTTTAATTTTTTTCATCTTCGGAAGACTCTTCATTTTAGACTGCTTTGGCATTATTCCCATACTCTGTAATGTTTTTTCTGTCCAAATTTGGAACTCCCAGTTTCTATCATCTGCAAAGTTTTTAGCTGCTTTCCACTTATTCATATTTTTAACGTATGTCATACCTTCATTAATGTATCTTTTAGTTTTTCTTCCTGGAAACTTTGGAGGGACCGTTTGACTATCTGGTTTAATTTCTACAATAATAGTCTTACCATCTTTAAATGTTATCTTTAGATCAACAAAGTATCTATGATATTTTTTATCAACTTCATAGAAGTATGGTACTACAACTTCTTCAGACGCCCAAGTTTTTATTGAGGGGTTATTATCGCACCATTTAAAACAATGTCTTTCCCACATCGATCTATAAATTACATTATCCGGATCACCACGATATTTTGACCTGTATTTTACTTTGTATTTTCCTTGGTATGTTTTCATAATACTTTCATTTTAATTATATAAATAAGAATAAGATAATTCTATTTATTAGGAATAATTTGGATGGTTACTAACGCACGTGGAACACATATGTTCCCTATTGAAAATAGAGATAAGTACAAGGCATATATTAAATTTACGCCGATTATTAAAAACGGGCCCACTTATCAGAATAGAGTAAATATAGCTCAAACAGAAGCGCAATCTTCTAGCGATAATAATAGTAGTTCTCCTTCTATAGCCAGAGAAGGTTTTATAGAAAGATCTGCTAAAAGTGTTTTAGAAAATTCATTGGCTCAATTCGGAAACTCATCAATTTCTGCTTCTACCGAAAGGAGAGGTAATGAGTCTGTTGCTCTATATATGCCCACGCCAGTTACTATTCAGGATGGAGTTAGTATAGAACAAGCAAGTCTTGGTATTCTAGGAGAGGGCGCTTCAAAATCAATAGATGCTGGAAGCGGGATTGGTGCAGCTGTAGGTGCAGCCCTTCAAGATGGTATGGGAAGTTTAATTGAAACACTAAAGGGAAATCTTACCGGCGATGCTGCAGCTCTTGGTGCTAGTAGATTGGCTGCTGGATTACCAGGCCCGGGTACCGATGCGGTTAGAGGTGCTTTAAGAGTAACTCCTAATCCGAACACTAGAATGATGTTTAGATCCGTAAATATACGAGAGTTTTCCTTTGACTTTAAGATGGTTCCAACAAGTAAAAGAGAACAGCATGAAATTAAAAATATTGTTACATTTTTTAGATCAAATCTCTATCCAGAAGTTATTAAACTAGAGGGCACTGGTGGTAATAGTATAGATGCTGGTTATAAGTTTCCTAATTTATTTGAAATTAAACTAATGTATGATGGAAAAGATTTATCTAAAGATAATCCTAATTTAAGTTTTAAGCATATGTATCTTAAAGCGTTTACTGCATCATATAATTCCACTGGTGGTTTTTATAAAGATGGAGAATTTAATGAAGTTTTAATACAAGTATCATTTATGGAAGAATTTACTTTAAATAAATCAGATGCCTTAGTCGGTAATTCTCATAAAACTAGTAAAAGTGCTAATGAGGCCATAGATCAACATTATATGAAGAATGATTTTATAGCAAGAGCTAATGATGGAGTAACTTAAATATGACATTTTTTGCGGGATTCCCAGAAGTTATA